TTTATAATAACTAATTAAATAAAAATATAAAAAATATAAATTATCTTACTAAAACTTTTTTATATTTTACTTATAAATATAAATTATTATTATTTATTACTATTAATTATTAATTATTAATTATTACTAAAATATAATAACAGATTCTAAAAAATTTTTTTCTTTAAAATTTTCAAACTTTTCATATATAGTATCAGGTATATTTTCTTTAACAATCATAATATTATTATTTTTTATATTTTTACATACAATATCAAATAAATTCATATTTTTATTTTTAAATATAGTTTGATTTCTATGTATTAATATATTAAATTGTTTTATCATATCATTACTAAAGAAATTATCACTAATATGTAGAGTTGTAAGAGTTTTATTTTTTTCTAACGCCAATAATAAAGATTGAGCAACGTCTTTACTAATATCGAAATTTTCAGAAAGATAAAGATTTCTAAGAGTAGTATTATTTTCTAATGTTTTTGCTAATTGTTCTATACCTACATTACTAATTTGATTAAAACTAATATCTAATTCACTAAGAGTTGAATTTTTTTTTAATAATTTTATTAAACTTAATAAACCATCATCACCTATATCATTATTATCAATATCAAGATTAATAAGATTAGTATTCTCTTCTAATCCTTCTGCCAAATAACTTATACCTATATCACTAATTATATTTCCACTAATATCAAGTTCTGTAAGAGTTGTATTCGTTCTTAATGCTTCTGATAAATATTTTATATTTTTATCACTAATACTATTATCACTAATATTAAGTTTTGTAATCGCTGTAAAATTTAATACTTCTGCTAAAAATTTTAATCCATTATTATTAATTTTATTATTACTAATATCAAGTTTTTTAAGAGTTGTATTCATTCTTAATGCTTTTGCTAAATCTTCTGCTCCATCATCACTAATTTTATTATTACTAATATTAAGTGTTGTAAGAGTAGTATTCTTTTTTAACACTTTTGATAAATAAAATGCTCCTTCATCACTAATTTCATTATGACTAATATTAAATATTTTAATCATTGTATTTACTTTTAATAGTTGCACTAATATTTCTACACTAGCAACACTCATATCATTTTTAACAATTTTTAATATTCTAATAGTTTTATTTATTTTTAATGCTTCTGTTAATACCATTACTTCATCTATACCAATAGTACTATTATAAAATGTAAAGTTTGTAATTGTTGTATTATGTTTTATTATATATGATATATGGTATATTTCTATTGGCTTACAATCACGATATCTAAAATATTCATTCATAATACTAATTGCCATAATATTTGTATTTTCTTGTAATAATTTTACTAAATTTATAGACTTGAATTCTATTATTTGGTTTAATGTAATATCAAGACATGTTGTTGATTTTTTTATATTTAATTTTTTTTTTATTGTTTTTAGTTCATCATCAGATACACTATTATTTTTAAACATATTTATTATTATTATAAATACATAAACTATGAATATGAATATTAATATGAATCTTACTATAGTATGTATTGATTCATTTATATATTTATATATTTATATATTTTTAATTTTTATATTATATATTTTCAATTTTTATATTATATATTTATATATAATTTATATTTATCTAGAATTATTTAACTATATTTAACTACATTACTTACAAAAAATTTAAATAGTAAATATATAAAAAAATGAAAATGTAAAATTAAATATATAAATATATAATTAAATATATAAATATATATTATAATTTTTTTAATAAAAGCCTTGTACATTTAGAATCTTTAATTACATTTCTAATATATCCCATTCTTCTTAAATCTTCTTCATCTTTTATATTAATTACAATAGGAATAATTTCTTCATCTATATATGTATAATAATCCATATTATAACAAGCACTATAAATACTTATCGAATCATCTTCATCTTTATAATCATCACAATTATTAGAAACAATATGTAATAATTCTGGATTCTCACATTTTTGTCCAATAATATGTATAAAATTTAAACATTCCATAAAATTATCTATTATTTTTTTACGATAACCTTCTACTAATATTGTTGCACTTTCTATATCTTCATTAGTAATAATATTTACACAAGAACATAAACAACATGATGACATATTAGATTTTAAATATTTAACTATATCTTTTTCATTACTAGATTTAACTATACTTTTTTTATTAGGTAATATATCTAATTTTTCTATTTCTCTTTTACGCTTTTTACTATTTTTACTATTTTCATTAGTTTTACTATTTTCATTATAATCTTTATTTATATTATTCTCTAATAATAATTTTTTTGCTGTTAAACATTCTTGAATAACATCGCCAATAAATCCTTTACTTCTTAATATTTCTTCATCTTTTTTATTAATTACAATTGGTAAATGTTTTATTCCCGAATCTTTAATAATAATAAGAGTTTTATAATCGGAATCATAAATATCTATTTCATTAATAATACTACGAGTATGTAAATGAATTACATTTTTAATAATATTATTACAACCATCATATATATTTTTTAAATTATGTAAATATCTATTTTCACATTTTTTAAATTCTTTATGTATACCCATACGATAAGCATCTTCTTTTTTTATAACTTCATTATAAATCATATCAATATTACCTACTACTACTAAGGTATAATCATCAACAACATCTTTTTGTTTGAGTTTTGTAAAAATTTTATTATATTTACATCCACAATAACAATCAATATATTTATTATTATTAATTATACTTTTATATATTGTATCTTGATTATTATAAATTTTATCTTTTTCTATTGTAATTTGTTGTTTTATACTAATTTCTTTTTCTTTTACATCTTCTTTTATATCTTCTTTTATATCTTCTTTTATATCTTCTTTTATATCTTCTTTTATATCTTCTTTTATATCTTCGTTTATTTCTATACTACGTAATAATGAATTAACTACACCCATTTTTATAATATTATTTTATACTACTTAACTATTAATTATTTAAATCAATTTTTTATAACTAAATTAAAATATTAAAATAATAATAATAATAAAACTATTATTGTATCCAGAACTATATTATTATATTTTACATATTCTTTTAAGTAAATAATAAAAAAATTAAAAATTAATATAGAAAATTAAACATTAATATAGAAAATTAAAATAAAATATATAAAAGTAAATAATAAAAAAAGTAAATAATGAAAAAAGTAAATAATAAAAATTGAAAATTTAAAATAGAATTAACTAAAATTAAATAGAAACCTATCAAGATGACTATAATATATAAATATCAATCTTTAATTAATTATATAACTAATTGCAAGGATAAAAATATTTTGGCTTTTGTATCAATAAACCCACATGCTACTCATTTTTTATTACAAAATCCTGATAAAATAAATTGGAAGTATTTATCAAAAAATACACATATAGATGCTATTCATCTATTAGAAACAAATCCTGATAAAATAAATTGGTCTTTATTATCAAGAAATCCTAATGCTATTCAATTATTAGAGAAAAATATTAATAAAATAAATTGGTCTTATTTATCATGCAACACAAATGCTATTCAATTATTAGAACAAAATATGGATAAAATAGATTGGAGAATGTTATCAATTAATCCAAATGCTATTCATTTATTAGAACAAAATCCAGATAAAATAGATTGGTATTTATTATCAGGAAATCCAAATGCTATTCATTTATTAGAACAAAATACTAATAAAATTAATTGGAGTTATTTATCAGCAAATCCAAATGCTATTAAATTATTGGAGGGGAATGTTACTAAAATAAATTGGAGTTATTTATCAGAAAATCCAAATGCTATTGATTTATTAGAACACAATATGGCTAAAATTGATTGGTTTTGGTTATCAGGTAATCCAAATGCTGTTCATTTGTTAGAGCAACATATGGATAAAATAAATTGGGAATTTTTATCAAGCAATCCAAATGCTATTCAATTATTAGAAAATAATATGGATAAAATTGATTGGGAATTTTTATCAAATAATTCAAATGCGATTCAATTATTAGACAAAAATCTGAACAAAATATATTGGGAGTGTGTACCAGAAAATACTAATTTATTTGAATTAGATTATCTTGCTATGAGTAAAGAAAAAAATAAAATTATAGAATATGAACTAATGATAAAAGCACTACACCCTTCCAGACTTAGTAAGTGGTTAGATTACCATATTGAAAATGGAGGTACAACTTGGAATTTTGAATATTAACTTTTTATTATTTTTTTATAATCATAAACTATATTGATTTATTTTACAAAAATTTGAATTTAAAGAACAAAAATTAAAACAAAATTACTACACTATATACACAAACATAAAAAATTATACTAATTACTATAAAACTATTATAAAAACAGATAAACTTGTAAAAAAGTACAAAAAATTGAAACTAAAACTTCAAACTAAATGAAATTATAACAAAAACAGAATAAATAAAATGTCTACCTGCACTCAAACTATTCCTAATGTCAGAAGTAATTCAATTGGCTTTATGCTATTTTGCAAACACACATCTTATATTACTGATGACGTACAAACTAAAATTAAAACCTCAAGTTTACCATTTGAAATTGTACTTTCTGATACTTTAAAAATTCAAGTTGATGCGGAGGGTACTTTGCGTGTTTACAAAAAAAACTAATATGTTTAACATTACTATGTGATCTTATATATTACATATAAATATTTTTTTTTATTATTTTACAAAAATTTGAATTTAAAGACAAAATATTTTACACAAAAATTTGAATTTAAAGAACAACCCATAATTATTTTACAAAAATTTTGAATTTAAAGAACGAAAATTTAAAACAAAATTACTACACTATATACACAAACATAAAAAACTATACTAATTATAATATAAATCATAAAATGTATCTGGATACATCTTTTTAAAAAGTAAATAATAAAAAAATTAATATATATATATATATATATATATAAAGTTATTTGTTAGTTCTTTAAAGCCTTTAAAAAATTGCCTCCGTCTTCTAAAGATAGATAAGCTAATATTAAGCCCCATACGTCTGGTGGTAAATTAGATAGATCTTTTGGTAAATTAATCATATTAGAATTTAGATATTTCTTATATTCCTCTATAAACTTTGTCTTATCAAAACTAGGATTAGGATTAGAGTTTAAAAGCATATATAATGGTATATTAAATAATAGTGCTTTTACCTGCTTTTGACCTTCTGGGGTCTTGGGTAGTTTCATAATATAATTTATAGTTTTTTCATTTAAATTTAATGACTTTATAAAAGTTTGAACTTGACGTAAATTATTATTATTATTAGGTCCGGTAGTAATAACAGGTGTGTTAGATTCATACATTTGTATATAGTTTAATCCATTTTCTGCTAGTGTTTTAAAAATATTACTACTATATATTGTTTGTGATATTTCCTTTGCTAAAATTTGTTTTTGATTATTTATATTTCTATTTATATTTCTATTTATATATATATTCAATATAGATACATATTTATTAATATTATTATTATTATATTTAATATCAAGTGATGTAAGAGTTTTATTAACTTTTAATGCTGCTTCTATTGCTGTTGCTCCAGCAACGCCAATTTTATTACTAGAAATATAAAGTGTTGTAAGAGTTGTATTAGTTTTTAATGCTGTTGCTATTGCTTCTGCTCCAACATTGTTAATATTATTAACACTAATATTAAGTGTTGTAAGAGTTGGTTTATAAATTTCTGTTGGTGTTAATGCTTTTGCTATTGCTTGTGCTCCAGCATAGCCAATATTATTAATATAAAGATTAAGTTTTGTAAGAGTTGTATTCTCTTTTAATGCTTCTGCTATTGCTATTGCTCCATCAACGCCAATTTGATTATAACCAATATCAAGTGTTGTAAGAGTTGTATTCTCTTTTAATGCTGTTGCTATTTTTTGTGCTCCATAATCGCTAATATTATTATTATAAAGATTAAGTGTTATAAGAGTTATATTAGTTTTTAATGCTGTTGCTATTGCTTCTGCTCCAGCATAGCCAATTTCATTACGATCAATATCAAGTGTTGTAAGAGTTGTATTAGTTTTTAATGCTGTTGCTATTGCTTGTGCTCCAGCATCGCCAATTTCATTACTACCAATAGCTAGTGTTGTAAGAGTTCTATCATTCTCTTTTAATCTTTTAATAATACCTTCAAAATATGCTGGACTTAATACACCACCTCTCATAACATTCTTTCTAGAATATTTACCAACATTCTTTCTAGAACGTTTATTCTTTCTTACATTCTTTCTAGAATGTTTTCTATTCTTTTTAATATTTTTCTTTGAAGTTATTTTCATATTTAATAAAAAATAATAATTATATATTGTTATTAATATATATATATATATATATTTATTTTACAATTATTTGAATTTAAAGAACACAAATTTAAAATAAATAATTATTTTACAAAAATTTGAATTTAAAGAACTCCACCATAATTATTTTACATTTATTTGAATTTAAAGAACAAAAACTAAAACAAATAACTACACCATATACACAAACATAAAAAACTATACTAATTACTATAAAACTATTATATAAACCATATAAATCATATAAATTATAAAATGTCTTTGGATACATCTTTTAAAAACTAAATAATAAAAAAATAAAATATATAATTTAAAAATAATTAAACAATTGCTATAAAATCAGGTTGTTCTAATTTATTTTTGGCATTTTGAGGTAAAATACTTGTATTATTTATTCCCCCCATTTTTTTTTTAATAGTTTTAAATAATGATAGTTTATTTTTGTTTTCTTGTATAGTTTTTATTTGTGTTCGCATGTCTTCACCAATGTTATTGAGATAAATAATAAGTGTTGTAAGAGTTGTATTTTTTTCTAATGCTCCTGCTATTGCTGTTGCTCCAGCATCGCCAATTTTATTATTATAAAGATTAAGTGTTGTAAGAGTTGTATTCTCTTTTAATGCTGTTGCTATTGCTTGTGCTCCAGCATCGCCAATATTATTATCATTAATATCAAGTGTTGTAAGAGTTTTATTACCATTTAATGCTGTTGCTATTGCTTGTGCTCCAGCATCGCCAATATTATTATCATTAATATTAAGTGTTCTAAGAGTTGTATTAACTTTTAATGCTGTTGCTATTGCTTGTGCTCCAGCATCGCCAATATTATTATCACTAATATAAAGTGTTGTAAGAGTTGGTGTATAACTTTCTGTTGGTGTTAATGCTTCTGCTATTGCTTTTGTTCCTTCATCGCCAATATTATTGAAACAAATATCAAGTTCTGTAAGAGTTGTATTAGTTTTTAATGCTTCTGCTATTGCTGTTGCTCCAGCAACGTCAATTTCATTATCACCAATATCAAGCGTTGTAAGAGTTGTATTAACTTTTAATGCTCCTGCTATTGCTTGTGCTCCAGCAACGTCAATATTATTAACACTAATATCAAGTTTTGTAAGAGCACTTTTTTTATTACCATTTAATGCTGTTGCTATTGCTTGTGCTCCAGCATCGCCAATATTATTACCAAAAATATCAATTATTGTAAGAGTTTTATTAACTTTTAATGCTTCTGCAATTGCTTGTGCTCCAGCATCGCCAATATTATTATAACTAATATTAAGTATTGTAAGAGTTGTATTAGTTTTTAATGCTTCTGCTATTGCTGTTGCTCCTTTACCGTCAATATTATTCATCCAAATATTAAGTGTTTCTAACTTTATATTAGTTTTTAATGCTTCTGCTATTGCTGCTGCTCCAGCATCGCCAATATTATTATTACCAATATTAAGTGTTGTAAGTGTTGTATTAACTTTTAATGCTTCTGCTATTGCTTTTGCTCCTTCAGAGCCAATGTGATTACCATTAATATCAAGTGTTGTAAGTGTTCTATCATTATCTATTAATCTTTTAATAATATCTTGCAAGTCTTTACTTAATACACCACCTCTCATAACATTCTTTCTAGAATATTTACCAATATTCTTTCTAGAACGTTTATTCTTTCTTACATTCTTTCTAGAATGTTTTCTATTCTTTTTAATATTTTTCTTTGAAGTTATTTTCATATTTAATAAAAAATAATAATTATATATTATTATTAATATATATATATATTTATTTTACTATATATATATATATATAAAAATATTTATCTAAATTAATATGTAAATAAATAATACAACGCAAGTATATTTCCTATAGCACACCATAATGAACCATATGCTCCCCCTACTACTATTTTAATTAGAAAGAAATAAGTAAAAGTAAATAATATTACATCATATTCTGGATAAATTGCTACTATAGCAAATAATACTAATTCCCATAATTCTATTTCTTTAGAACCCCAAATAGGAGATGATAAATTATTATTACATAGTGATTTTGAATATCCATTAAATCTATAAAAAGTATATATAATAAATATAATTGTTAATATTGTAATTAACTGATTTTTATTATTATTTCTTACAAATATATTATAAACTAATTGTAATGATAGTATTAAAGGAATAACATATGATGTTATAATATAATTAATATTATTATGTTCCATATTATTATACCATAAAATAGCATCTGCAATTTGGATTGTTGAAAATATCATTAAAAATATTACATTTTGTTTTTTCCATTTTACTAATCCCTTATTTAATAAATAAATAGATATTCCCCAAGATACTATAAAAGTACTAATACTAACCTCAAGACTAAAACACATTAATGTATATAAATGTATATGTATATATAATATATAATATATAATAATTTAAATATAAATTTTACAAAAATTTGAATTTAAAGAACAAAAAGTTAAAACACATAACTACACCATATACACAAACATAAAAAACTATACTAATTATTATAAAATGATTATATAAATCATATAAACTATTATATAAATCATATAAAAACTATTATATAAATCATAAAAATGTCTCTGGAGACATCTTTTAAAAACTAAATAATAAAAAAATAAAATATATAATTTAAAAATAATTAAACAATTGCTACAAATATAGGCTGTTCTAATTTATTTATGGCATTTTGAGGTAATTTTTGTGTTATGTTTTCTAAACCGTTGCTTTTTATTTTATTACCATTAGTTCTAATTAATGATAATTCATTTTTCTTTTCTTGTATAGTTTTTATTTGTGTTCGCATGTCTTTACCAATGTTATTGACATAAATAATAAGTGTTGTAAGAGTTCTATTAACGTTCAATGCGTTTGCGATTGCTTCTGCTCCTTCATCACCAATGTGATTATCAACAATTTCAAGTTTTTCTAACTTTTGATTACCTTCTAATGCTTTTGCTATTGCTGTTGCTCCAGCATTGCCAATATTATTAAAATTCATAATAAGAGTTGTAAGAGTTGTATTATCTTTTAATGTGAGTGCTATTGCTTCTGCTCCAGCAACGCCAATATTATTCCTACTAATATCAAGTATCGTAAGAGTTGTATTAAGTTTTAATGCTTCTGCTAAAGCAGATACTCCATCATCGCCAATTTTATTATAATTAATATCAAGTGTTGTAAGAGTTGTATTAGTATTTAATGCTGTTGCTAACGCATGTGATCCTATTTCACCAATCCTATTACGATTAATATCAAGTGTTGTAAGAGTTGTATTAGTATTTAATGCTGTTGCTAAAGCAGATACTCCATTATTACCAATACTATTATTACTAATATTAAGTGTTGTAAGAGTTGTATTAACTTCTAATGCTTTTGCTAACGCACGTGATCCTATTTCACCAATCCTATTACGATTAATATCAAGTGTTGTAAGAGTTGTAAGAGTTGTATTCAAGTTTAACATATTTGCTAAATATTCCGCTCCTTTATCACCAAATTCATTCCAACTAATATCTATTTTTGTAATAGTTGTATTATTTTCTAATGTTTTTATTATTTCTTCTATTCCATAATCGCGACTTTTATTACAACAAATATTAAGTGTTATTAAGTTTTTTATTTCTAAATAAGTTACTATAAATTTTAATGCTGATAAATTTATTCTATAATTAATTTTACTTACATCTATTTTTGTTTTTAAATCTTTTAAATCTTTAAAATATCCAAAATTAATAATATGTAATTTTAAATCAATATATACAATAAATTCAAACATTAAATCATATTTATCTTGAAATATATATTTAATTATATCAAATGTTTGTTTTTCATGTAAAAATATAGATTTTTGGAATGTTGGTTTATTATTACCTTCAAACCTATGACGATATATATTCATCGTATCACTTAATAATTTAAATTTTTCTTGTTTATTAATGTCGTCTATTTCATATACAATTTGCTTTAATTCACGCACAGATATACCACTACTATTCTTTGTTTTTACAACAGTATCACCAAAAATTTGAGCAGAATTTCTTGATCTGACTAAACTTTTTTGTGTTTTCGTATTACAATTCCTAAAATATTGTAAAAACATTAGTTTTTTATTAGAACCTAAATATATTTCTTTATGTTTTTTTGTTTTACATTTGTTGTATTTATTTTCAATAGTTTCATTTTTATTATTTTCAATAGTCATTTTTGCTCTTTTACCTTCATTTATAAAATGAAGGTAAAAATTTAAGATTTTAATTGTTATTTCATATAAAACTAATTTATTCATTAAATCACACTCATATTGATTTGGTCCAGGATTGATTTCTCTACAAGCAATTACTATAAATGTATATTGACTATCTATTTCAAACATTTTATGTGTATGATCTTTTCCAATCTCTAAAAAATTACTTAATGTGAAACTATATTTACCATCTTCATATAAATATGGTTTTTCTATTTTACTTTCACTTACATAATGTATACCTGTTGCAAAACCATCATCAAAACTACGAGCTAAAATTAAATCTATACAATATTGACCTCCTAAATATAGTACAGCCTCTTTAAACAATGTATTATTATTAGCACAATATGGATTTTCTATATATTGTTTAATATTTTCTAAAGTAATTGCTGAAAATAGACCACATGATAATGTTAAATAACTATTTGGAGTTAAAAATATAATATTAATATTATCAGGTAATTTAAATATATTATTTGATAACCCACCATGTAAATTTATTATATATTTATTACTTGTATCAATTTCTTTTAATGCTTCATTACCATTTGTATAATTATTAGAAATTAATTTTTTAAAATTACTAATATCTTCAGATCCAGATAAAACTTGTTTATATTCCAAAAAAAATTTTTCTTTACCAGTATTGTTTAATGTTTTATTTTTAATAATGTCTTTTGTTTTTAAAATAGTATCTATAAATTCACTAGCATCTTGGATATCATTATTTTTTAAAGTTTCTAATTTTGGAACATATGTAATTTGATATTTATTACGTTCTAATGCTTCTGCTAAATCATTTACTATTTCAAAACTAATAAAATTACCTACAATATTAAGTGTTGTAAGAGTTTTATTACCACTTAATGCTGTTGCTATTGCTGTTGCTCCAGCATCGCCAATTTTATTCCCACTAATATCAAGTTTTGTAAGAGTTTTATTAACTTTTAATGCTTCTGCAATTGCTTGTGCTCCAATATTGCCAATATTATTATCAAAAATATCAATTATTGTAAGAGTTTTATTAACTTTTAATGCTTCCTCAATTGCTTGTGCTCCAGTAACGTCAATATGATTATAACTAATATTAAGTGTTGTAAGAGTTGCATTAGTTTTTAATGCTGTTCCTATTGCTTGTGTTCCAGCATCGCCAATATTATTATAAAAAAGATCAAGTGTTGTAAGAGTTGGTTTATAAATTTCTGTTGGTGTTAATGCTTCTGCTATTGCTTTTGCTCCTTCGCCGCCAATATTATTCACACTAATATTAAGTGTTGTAAGAGTTGGTTTATAATTACCTTTTGGTGTTAATGCTTCTGCTATTGCTTTTGCTCCAGCATCGCCAATATTATTACCACTAATATTAAGTTTTGTAAGAGTTGTATTAGTTTTTAATGCTTCTGCTATTGCTTGTGCTCCTTCATCGCCAATATTATTAAATATAATATCAATTGTTGTAAGAGTTTCATTACCACTTAATGCTGTTGCTAATGCTTTTGCTCCTTCAGAGCCAATGTGATTACCATTAATATCAAGTGTTGTAAGTGTTCTATCATTATCTATTAATCTTTTAATAATATCTTGCAAGTCTTTACTTAATACACCACCTCTCATAACATTCTTTCTAGAATATTTACCAACATTCTTTCTAGAACGTTTATTCTTTCTTACATTCTTTCTAGAATGTTTTCTATTATTTTTAATATTCTTCTTTGACTTTATTTTCATATTTAATAAAAAATAATAATTATATATTGTTATTAATATATATATATTTATATTTATTTTACAAAAATTTGAATTTAAATACTAAAAAAATTAATTTAATTTACAAAAAATTATAATAATTACTATTAATCTATTATATACATCATAAAATGTCTCTAGATACATCTTTTTTAAAAGTAAATAATAAAAAAATAAATAATAAAAATAATATATATATAATAATACAATAAATTAAACATTTTATTTTTTAGTGTGTTCTAAAAACTTAGTTTTTTCTTTTTCTCTTTCAAGTTTTTCTTTGTCTTCTAGTAAAGGTATTTTACATTCAAGTTCTACAATATTTTCATTTTTTATAGTGGCTATCATATTTTTGTAGCCCTTATACCATTTTGAAATAAATTCAAAATTATAATATGTAAAATCAATATCATCATGGTCTTGTTTCAACAATTCTTTAATTTTAGCATCTAAAGAAATTATTCTATCATTATGCTTTTTTTTTTCTAAATTTTTAGATTCTTTTTCTAAATATTTAGAGTCTTTTTCTAATAATATAGAAGATATTGTTTCTAATTCAGCAAGTTTGTCTTTTAATAAAATTTCATTATTTTCTAACAAAACAAGCATGTCAGAAAACTTAGTATCCTTATCATCTAATTTTTTATTAATATATGTTTTTAAAAGTTCTATATTTTCATAACACTCCAGCCATAATTCATCAATTATATGTTTTTGTTCGTTATAAGTTTCTTCTTGATTTATTTCTGGTATTTTAAATTCATTCAAATATGTTTGTATATCATTAAAATAATTAACTTTTTCATATTTTTTTAGATCAAAATTACTAATATAGATAGAAGTCTCATCAATATCTACTTTTATTAGTTCATCTGTTGATATATAACTACCATATTTTAATATTTTTTCACAATATGATTCTGCACATTTTTCTTTTTGTTTCTCATATTCGGCTATATCTTTATCTCTGTCTATATCTTTATATTCACATTTATCATATTCATCTTCATCTTCATCTTGATGTTCTACACCTTCATCTTCATATTCACCTTCACCTTGATGATATACACTTTCATCATCACCACAAGCTAAATTTTTTATTTCAATTTTTTTAACAATAAACTTGATAAATTCAATTGTGCTTTTTATAATATCTTCAAAAGTGTATGTGTTTTTAAATCTTAATATATCTAAAGTTCCACGCATAAATGTGTCATATTCTTTATATTTATCTATATTTACACTTGTAAATAATTGTAAATATATTTCATATAAATTATGATTACATATAACTACATATACATATTCTTCACTTTCTTTACTTTTATCTTGTAATAAACGTTCTTCATATTCAATTGGAAGATAATCACCCACCCTTACTATTTCTATAATTTGTGTTCTCTCTTCTCCTCTTACATCAAGATACTCTATCGTTAATGGTTCAAACATTATTCCTAATAAAATGTATTTTTCTTCAAAACTTAATTATACAATTAATAATTATATTTATACATATTTAACTATATATTTTTCAATTTTTATATTATTAAATTTAATTTATATTATTTTATTTTAATCTAAAAAATTAATAATTATAATGAAACTATTCTTTTATCCAGAACTATTTTATATTATTTTACAAAAAATTGAATTTAAAGAACAAAAAGTTAAAACACATAACTACACCATATACACAAACATAAAAAACTATACTAAATATTATATAAATTATAAAATGTCTCTGGATACATCTTTTTTTATAAATTAATAAATAATAAAAAACTTAAAAATTAAAAAATAATATTTTTATAAATATTTATTTTTTTTATTTAAATAAAAGAAATTATATTTAATAAAATACATTAGTACTTTTTCAAATTAATGTTTTCATATTTACACTAATTCCTCAGTATTTTCTTCATCTTCTGGATTTACATATATATATTCCCCCTCCTCTTTAAGTAAATTACAATCTAAATTCTCATAAAAGGTTATTAATAATACCTTTTGATTTTTAACAAAATTGTAGTTTTTTTCAATATATTTTTTATACAGTTTACCTAATGATGTAGTAAATAGTTTTTCATTAAAATCTAAGTTTGTATTAAAATTGATATCGTTAACAGTTTTCAAAATATTGTCAATACTTTCTTTATTTTCTAACACTTCAGCCGCATCATTTGTTTGATATTTACAATTACTATTATTTTTGTTTACTAATTTTCTTGATTTATTTAATTGATCTAATCTTATTAATTTATTTAATTTATTTAATAGTATAAGAATATTACTATTAGCATCAACAAATAATTGAGTCTTTTGTTTTATATAATCTGGTAAAGTTTGGTTATTTTTGGTATATGCATTATCAATATATGCAACTTCTTTTATCAGTAATTCCAATAACTTATTCATTTGTACCATTACATTATCATATGTCTCATTAATTTTTACTAAATTACGCATTTCATTTATTTTATCAAATAAATTTACAATTATAGTTTTTTTTTCTTCAACAATAATAAGTTTTTCATTTACTAATTTAAACAATTCTTCTTGTTGTTCTTTTTCTCTTTTTATTTTGTCCATATTTTTTTTTGCTCGTTTTCTGTTTCTTATATAACCATTTTTATTGTATCTAACTAGTATAATAAATAAAACTATAACTCCCACAATTATTAAACCAATATCACCTCCTCTCATATTTTTTTTCGTATAAGTATTTTTTCTTTTTCCTTTCCCATTATTTTTTTTTGTTTTTTTATTATATTTAGAACCACCATATATATTTTTTTTATTAAATAATTCTAACATATTATTAATTTCATTAAAATCTTCATTTATTTTACTAAAATCTCTACCAAAAACATTTGATAAATCTGTTTCACTATTCATAATTGGTAGTGTATATAGAAATAAATTTTCTATTATTGTTTTATAGTTGGTAATTTGTTCATCATTAAAGTGTTGATTATTATTAGTTGTTTTTAATTTATTCATTAATTCTGTTTTACCTTGTAATAATTTATTTATTAAATTTGATAATTCTTCAAAACCATTAGAATTTACTACTTTTACAAATTCGTCTATTATTTGTTTTTTTATTTGACTATTTTTATTATTTTTATTATTATTTTTATTATTATTGTTCTTGTTCTGATAATTCCATTTTGATTTAGCAACTTCTATTATTTTTTTAAATAAATTCATTAAATTTAATTGTGGTATAATCGGTTTGATTGTATCATTATTGTTTAAATCATTTTGTATTTCTTCCATTTCATTTTTTATATCTTCTGTTTTTATTTCTAATAACTGTCTTTGCATATTCTTAATTACTACTAACCACGCATTATCTGTAGAATAACAATTATCAATTGGATTGGATGGATTTATATATTTTTTCGCATTATTATTTTGGGTCCTTATCTCATCTAATATATAATCTAATATTTCAATATTTGTAGTTTCATTTTTATCACACTTAGATATTATTTGTATTTCTTCACTAGATGATGATATTGGAACATTTAAACACACAGGTCTAATTTTACTACAAGTAATAATATTACTAGAATTATTTGCCATTATTTATAATTTAATAAAAAATAATAATTATATATTATTATTAATATATATATTTATTTTACAATTATTTGAATTTAAAGATCTAATCCATAATTATTTTACAAAAATTTGAATTTAAAGAACAACCCATAATTATTTTACAAACATTTGAATTTAAAGAACAACCCATAATTATTTTACAAACATTTGAATTTAAAGAACAACCCATAATTATTTTACAAAAATTTGAATTTAAAGAACAACCCATAATTATTTTACAAACATTTGAATTTAAAGAAGAAAACTAAAATAATTATATAAACCATATAAACTATTATATAAATTATAAAATGTCTCTGGATACATCTTTTTTAAAGTAAATAATAAAATAATAAAAAAATTAAATCTATAACTACTATTCATAACCGATACTATGAAGGTTATTCCAAACAATAGTAAAAATGTCTTTTTCAGGAAATCCTAAAATGTCTTTAATTTGTTTAGCAATAGGCAATAAATGGGCAGGTATTTCAATATGAGCACCTTTAGCCATATCAGCATCATCATCATCATCTATACTTAAATTAGTGAGTAAATTTTTTATACACAATATAGTCAACGATAGTTTATTTTTATTTGTTTGTGTCTGGCGTATTGCTGTTTCCACATCTACACTAATTGGATTTCCAGACATCTTAATCATTTCCAGACTAAAATTTCCTTTTATACCATCTATAATATTTTCCATTCCATCATCATAAATCTTATTAGAATGTATGTCGATAAGAATGAGAGTTCTATTCTTTTTCAACATCTCTGCAATTTCTTTTGCACCAGCATCACCAATGTTATTATAACCTATGTACAATTTTTTAAGAGTTGTATTAACTTTCAATGCTTCTGCTATTGCTTTTGCTCCTTCATAGCCAATATCATTTCCATAAAGATTAAGAGTGTGTAGAGTTGTATTTACTTTTAATGCTTCTGCTAGTACTTTTGCTCCTTCATCCCCAATTGAATTACTATGAATTTTTAATACGGAAAGAGTATTATTAGTTTTCAATGCCTTTGCTATTGCTTTTGCTCCTTCAACGCCAATAGAACAATTGCCAACACAAAGTATTTTAACCTTTTTGTTTTTCTCTAATATTTCTGATAAAGCAATTCCTCCATTATCGCCTAAGATACTATTATCTAAATTGACATAAGTTTTAGTGTCATCTTTGAATGCTTTTTTTAGTATATTATTAACTCTTTCAATTTCTTCTCGCTCCGACATTGTTAACACAAATAGTCAAATAGTTAACTAGAAAGATATTATATTTTATAAATAACAAAAATTAAATATCAATTTTTTACTATTTAAAGCAAAATAGCCAAAAACAATTTTAATTTAAAGAACACAAAATTAAAATAAATAACTACACCATATACACAAACATTAAAAACTATACTAAATATTATATAAATTATAAAATGTCTCTGGATACATCTTTTTAAAACTAAATAATATAAAAGTAAACTATATAAATATATAAAATGATAATAATAAAAATAAAACATAAAACATAATTTATAATTCATATTGAGAAAGCCTATTAAAAAGTTCTATCTCATTGATTTGTTCTTCAATTGGCAAAGAACCGATTGTATCATCTAATAAATTACAATGATAATCATATCTATCAACAACTAAATCATGCTTTCTTACTAAAATATTCAACATTTTTATTTGTTTTTCTTTAATATCAGTATAAAATTTATGCTCATATTTATGTATTTCAAGAATAGTATTTAATACTCTATCAAAACAGTTTTTAAAATTATTAATATCTTTTTTTAATTGAGAAATTAAAAACATTATCTCTCGACCATATGATTTTATTTTCTTATTATCCACATATTCACCCTCGTCCCCATTATCTCTCTTTCTTTTATTACCACACATTCTATAATAGAAGAGTATAAAAAGATTATATATAAAATCTATATTATATTATGTAATACTTATTTATATTATTAGTTATTTTCAATTTTATATATATTTATATCTATTTTAACTATTTTTTTAGACATTTATTAACTGAATATTTTTACTATAAACTATATAAAATATATAAAATATATAAAACTCTATAAAAATTGAATTATAGTAATAAATAAAAATCTATAAAAATTGAAATATAGTAATAAATAAATAATACATAAATAATTTATAAGCGCAATTTATTATATAGTGTTAAATAATTTATAGTAACTATGAACTCGCAATCATTATTATCTAAAAAAGACTGTGACTATATTAAACGTCCTGCAAATAGTTTTATGATATGGGCTAAAAAAAATAGAACGAAAATATCTAAAGAAAATCCAATATTAAATAATGCTCAAATCTCTAAATTATTAGGACAACAATGGAAAACATTATCTAATGAAGAAAAACAAATATGCAAAGATAAAGCAAAACAAGTTAAACAAGAACATAAAATTCAATTTCCTAATTATAAATATAGACCTAAAAAAAAAATAGGAACTATTAACATTATTAAAACTATTAAAACAAAATCTTGTAAAAAAACAACAACTAGAAAGATTAAAACTATTAAAACTAATACATTTAAAAATGAAAAATATATGCCATTAACTATTAATATTAATAAGCCAAAAACAAAACATAGTTTGAATGAAAAATCAAAAAAAAAATAAATACACCAATAAAACATACTATTAATAGTAAAATGAATTTAAATGTTAATTTTAATGATAATTGGCTAACTTATAAAGAAGGATATAATTATTATGAAGATATAGAATTATTT